GAACCTAAACAGCGGTGACACCTGGCTAGACTCCACAGGCAACACTCTCAAATACATTGACGCTAACGGCACCGCAGTCACTGTCGGACAGGCTGGCTCTGGTGGCCCACCAACAGGCGCAGCAGGTGGAGACCTCGCAGGCTCATACCCAAACCCTACTCTGAAAACACTCAGCCCTGACCCTACAGGCACCTACAGTTATGCCTCATTCAGCGTGGACAGTGCAGGCCGCGTTAGCAGCCCATCATCAGGCACAGCCCCAGCCAGCCCCGCCACAGCCACACCCCTAGTTGACGGTACTGCCGCTGTAGGTACCAGCCTGCTGTATGCCCGCCAAGACCATGTGCACCCCACCGACACTAGCCGCCTCAGTGCAACCGCGAGCGCAAGTGGAGACCTCACAGGCAACTATCCGAGCCCCACGCTCGCAGCCCTAAGCCCATCCCCTGCAGGCAGCTACGGCTCTAGCACGCTCATCCCAGTGATCACTGTCGATGCCAAAGGTCGCACCACTGCAGTCACCACTGCCACCCCATCGGTTAGCAACCTAACGATTACACCGAGCGGCATCCAGTTGCTCGCTCAGACAGGCACCAACACTACTGGTCTGATCACTGCAGGCGCTAACTTGGGTGACGCGCTAGTGCAGGGCTCATCAGGCCCACAGTTTCAGACTGGTGTGAACCGAGCCAGCAACCTTGCCCTAACCCCCACCAACACTCAGCTAGTCACTCAGACGGCCGCTAACACTACTAGCCTGCTAACTGCTGGCACTACAGGTTATGTGCTCACTCAGGGCGCGTCAGGCCCTACTTGGACTGCATCCACCAGCGGCATGAGCAACCCGATGACCTCGCTCGGTGACATGATTAGCGGCGGCGCATCAGGCACCCCCGCTCGCGTAGCAAACGCGGGAACCACCAACGGAACCTATTGGCTCACTGAGGTAGTGTCAGGTGGTGCCGCCACAGCCCCATCATTCACTGGCGCATACATCGGTACTACGGCCGTACAAACCACCTCAGCGAACCAAGCACTCACAGGCATCACCAACTTGGCGAGCGTGGCAGGCACCACCACTGTCGCACCCATCACCCTGGCATCAGGCACTAACCTGACTACCCCTGTGAACGGCTCCATCGAGTATGACGGCAACAAGGCATACTTCACACCTAACGCAAACACTGCAGGGCGCGGCATGTTGCCAGCCATCCACATGGTGTACTCAACCACATCGGTCTCATTCAGCAACAGCGCCACCTCACCATTCGCGGCAGCTAATGACACCATCACTCTGGATGCTAACCGCCTCTACTCATTCAAGGCAGTGTATGTAGTGAACTTCACCTTCACTGGTGGAGCACAGACAGTGCAAACAGGTTTCACCTTCAGCCAAACCCCTGTCGGTCTCATGTACACATTCAAGAGCTGGAACCAGACTGCTGGAGCTCAGTCACCTTACGCAGGCTATGTGACTACTGCGGCGGCCACCAGCGTGACTACGGCTGTCACCTCGACTACAAACTTTGTGATTGAGATTGAGGGCATGATCAAAACTAACGCGACTACTGGTGGCACGCTGCTGCCATTCCTGCAGACTACGGGCACTAGCTCGACTCCATCGGCTCAGGAATTCTCTAACTTCCAGATTATGAAGTTGGGTACTGTGGGTACTCAAAACATTGCGGGTAACTGGGCATAGTCGCTGACACCAGCCACGCCACTACACTAGAGACATACCCCCAGAGATAGGACAGCCTATGGGCCTCATGGACAACCTCGCCAAGCGAGTCGCAGACCAGATCACCAAAGCCACCCCCACAGTCACCCCCATCACCGCCGAGCAAATGCAACAGGCCACAGGCCAAACCCAGCAAGGCTACGGCACCGCAGTCGGCTTACCCCGCGACCCTCGCATGGCCAATGTGCCATTCACCCCTGGCATCCCTATCGTGCCTGGTGCCATCAACCCTGTACGCGCTGACGGCCGCCCAGACCCACGCCGTTATGAGTATCAGGTCGCGCAAAACATCAACATCAGCGAGACCCGCCCAGTACCATTCAAAACGCTACGCTCAGCTGCTGACCAGATTGACATCCTGCGCCGATGCATCGAAGTCATCAAACACAAGATGAGCGGCCTCGAATGGGACATTGTGCTCAGTGAGGATGCTGCCGAGAAGATCATGGCTGAGACTGGTGAGAAGTCATACACCCGCGCTATGGCCATCGCTCGCGCCAACTTCAGCGATGAGATCAACCGCCTCAAATCTTTCTGGAAGGTACCAGATGTGAGCAACGGTCTAGTGTTTTCGGACTGGCTAAACATGGCACTCGAAGACATCCTTGTGCTCGATGCATGGGCAGTATGGCCACAGCAGACCGTAGGCGGCGAACTCAAGGGCTTACAGTTGCTCGATGGCTCAACCATCAAGCCACTCATTGATGACCGCGGTATGCGCCCACAAGCCCCACACCCCGCCTACCAGCAAATCCTTTTCGGCTTCCCTCGCTCAGAATTCTCAGCCCCAGATGAGACCGATGAGGCTGACGGCGAATTCTCGGCAGATGAACTCGCCTACCTGGTACGCAACCGCCGCACCACCAGCATCTACGGTTATGGCCCTGTCGAGCGCAGCCTGCCACTAGCAGACCTGTACCTGCGCCGCCAGCAATGGTTGCGTGCCGAATACACTGACGGCGTACTCCCTGAGCTCATGTTCGAGACTGATGTGAACTTCGGTAACAACCCTGACCTGCTACGCGCCTATGAAAACATTTTCAACGATGATCTAGCAGGCCAGACTGAGCAGCGTAAGCGTGCCCGCCTACTGCCTGCAGGATTGAAGCCTGTACAGTTTGACGGCTACGGCGAAAAGTTTAAGGATGTGCTGGATGAATTCCTAGTCACCAGCATCTGTGGCCACTTCGGTGTCATGCCTACCGAGATTGGTTTCACCCCTAAAACTGGTTTGGGTGGTGCAGGCCACCAGAGCGGTGAGGCCAGCAGCTCAGAGGTTATCGGTCTCATCCCGCTCTCTGAGTGGGTTGGTCGCATGCTGTCGCAGCTGTCACACACTTGGCTGGGTATGCCGCGTGAACTCCAATTCTCATTCCAACCATCGAAGCGCACTGACGCTGAAGCCTCCGCGCGAGCCCGCGACATTGATCTACGCAACGCTGGCCTAACCATCAATGAGAGCCGAGCCGAGCGTGGCCTGCCACTACTTGACACCCCTGCTGCTGACCAGCCCCTGTTTGTAACCAGCTCGGCTACTTACGCGGTCACTGATGAAGGTCTAGTCGATGTGAGTGCGGCCACCATGCCAACCACTGCACCTGTCGCTGAGCCAGCCACAGAGCCCGCCGAGACCCCTGCACCAGAGGCTGAACCTGTCGAGGCACCAGAGGCTGAACCAGAGGCCGAGGCTGCAGACAAGTCAGCGATCAATGAGGCTCGCGCGTTCATGCGCTGGCTACGCAAATCACCTAGCCGCCCCTTCGAATTCAAACACCTACCTAGCACCTACGCTGACACGCTCAACAAGTTTGTAGAGGTCGAAGACTATGAGGGTGCACGCTGGTATGCGGAGCGGTATCTAGCATGACCTTCTGGCATCAGGCTGATGGCGCACTGGTGAGGATGGCGGCGCAACAGGCTAACGATGTGAGAGATGCCCGCCGAGCATCCATGAATGTGGATGACATCCTGACCCGATGGAATGACTCACACCCTGCTCAGGGCATGACTACTCAGGCGGCGCGTGAGTGGGCTCGCCTACATGTCACTCTCGACAGCAGCCGCCTAGCCACAGTGTTGCGTCAGGTGTACGCTATCGGCACTGCACTCGGTGACGCTATCTCACTCGCCGCTTACGCGCGTGCACGCATGGCAGTGAAAGCACCATCAGCTGATGATCAGAATGCGGCAGTCAACACTGACTGGAGCACATGGACTCCTGGCGGCAACGCTGCTCGCCTACTGGTCGAGCCACCTGGCGGTCTCGCTCGCCTGCTGGAGCAAACCAAGGCAACCATCAAAGGCATGGATGACAGCATGCTCGACATGATTGGTACTGCGCTCGCGGATGCTTTGAACCGCGGTCTCACCTCAGCCGAGCTCGCTCAAAATCTTGCCAGCATCGCAGACAGCCCACGCCATGCTCTGACTATCGCACAGACTGAAATGCACCGCGCACTCTCTGTGCAGGCTGTATCTAACTACACCGAGTGGGGTGTCAGCCAGATTGAGTGGGGCGCATCCGATACTGATGATGAGTGTTCAGATAACGCGGATGAGGGGCCTGTCGAGATAGGGCATGTGTTCATGTCTGGTGATACTGAACCTCCAGCGCACCCTAACTGTCGCTGCTGGATTGAGCCTGTAGTCGAAGGGAATGTGGACATGCCAGAAGATGCTGCTATCGAGATGAGCGCCAGCATAACCAAGATGGGTGTGCCTGGGCCGCTCGAAGTTGAGCGTGCCTTGAGCCGCCTAGAAATCCTGCCAAACCCAAACCATCCAGAGCTCGCCAACCCTGAGAAGTTTGTGGAGTCACCATGGCAGGTTATCGAGCCACCCCTAGTTGACCCTAACCTGTGGGATGATGCCGAGATCAGCCTCATCAAATTCGACAGCCTCACAGGTACCGATGCCTGGCTCAAACGCAAGAATGTGAAACGGCACATCGAAAACATGGGGCAGGCTATCACGCCCTACCGCAGCTTCGCCCTAGTGGTTGTCGCAGATGGCCGTAACATTATCATTGATGGCCACCACCGCCTGATGGCTGCATGGCTGCTCGGCTTCGATGAAGCCCCTGTCTGGAAAGTAAAGGTTTAGCTCATGGCCCTAGTGCACATTAACTCACTCATCACCACCACCCCGCGCCTGCTGGTCAAGATTCCGACTGGCGTACAGCAGACCGCTATCCAGATTTTCAACAACACTGGAGCAACCATCTATGTAGGTGACACCTCGGTAGGCACCACTGGTGCGACTGTCGGCAACGCTATCGCCACTGCTGCCTCGGTACAGATTTGGTTGCAGGCTGGCGATGAACTGTACGCGGTATGCGCCACGAACCCTGCAGGTTATGTCTCAGTCATTTACTCGGCATAAACTAAGACCATCTAGTCAAGGATAACTATGACCGATAGTTTCTCGCCGCCACAGGATGTGAGAGCTAACGCGAAGCGTGGTCTCGACCTGCGGCAGAAGCATGGTCGCGGCGGCACCGAGGTCGGAGTTGCTAGGGCTAGAGACCTGTCTAACGGAACCAACATTTCGTTAGACACCATCACTCGGATGAACTCCTATTTCGCTCGGCATGAAGTCGATAAGCAAGGCGAAGGCTGGGGAGTAGATTCCGCAGGCTACATAGCATGGCTGCTATGGGGCGGCGATGCTGGATGGACTTGGGCCAAAAGTATTTTGAGGAATCAAGAGAAGAAAGATAAGAGCACTATGAGCGAACTAGCACAGACCTATGCGGCCATCATCAAAAGCGAAAAGCAAGAGGATGGCACTCTCAAGGTGTATGGCAAAGCCACCGATGACAGCATCGACATTGACAAGCAAATCTGTGATGAGACTTGGCTGAAGCGTGCCATGCCAGACTGGTTCACCACTGGCGGCAACATCCGCGAACAGCACAGCAACATTGCTGCAGGTGTAGCCACCGACTATGAGTGGAAGGCTGACGGCCACTACATCACTGCACTGGTGGTTGACCCTGTTAGTGTTAAGAAAGTCGAGAGCGGCGTGCTCAAGGGTTTCAGCATTGGCATCCGCTCACCTCGCGTTATCCGCGATGAGAAGGCCGCTAACGGTCGCATCATTGACGGCCAAATTGTTGAGGTTAGTTTGGTTGACCGACCTGCTAACCCTAACGCTAAACTGATGCTCGCTAAGGCGGCAGAGAGTGGTGAACTGATGGCAGTACCACAGCTAGAGATTCCTAGCCCAGCAGACCTCGCTAAGCGTGCAGGTGTCGCACCTGTCGCTGATGAAATCGTTAAGGATGCTGACCCAAAAGAGGATGCACCTGTCGAGTCTGTACCAGATACTTCGGAGCCAGCCGCTGAGGATGCCCCAGCCGCTGTTGAGCCTGCCGCTGAGACCACCGAGGATGCTGTGCCTGTAGATGAGGCAGTCGAGCTGGTCAACGCTGCTAAGGGCGCTGTAGCATCGCTACTCAAGTTTGACCAAGCCACCTATGACGCTGCCTGCAACGCGCTCGCTGATCTCATCATCGTTGAGGCCACCGAGATGAAGGCTGGCGATGATGAGCGTGAAAGCATCAAGGAACTATTGCACGCGGTCAAGCACCTATACCGCTGGTATGAGGGTGAGGTCGCTGAGGGTGAAGTGCCTGGCATGACCATCGCTGACAGCGACATGGATGACCTAGCCCCAAGCATTGATGAGGGTGTCTATCTGTCGGCTAAGAGTGCAGACCCAGAAGATGACGCACCTGCAGTTGAGGGAGATGCAGCCGACGCTGACGCTGACGCTGTAAAGAGTTTGGTAGTTGACGATGCTGCAGTAGCAGACATCATCACTAAGGCAGTCGCTGCCGCCAGAGAAACCATCGAAGGTGATGTTGCTGTACTGAAAACCGCGCTAGAGGCGGCAGAGCAGAAGGCTGCAACACTAGAGACGGACTTGGAAGTAGCTCGCAAGGCTGCTGCCAGTGGTGGCCCTAAGCGGGCTGCACTAACCAAAACCGAACCAAACACTGACCTGCTGCAAAAGGCTGCAGGTTACATGGCTAAGGCCGCGGCCACAACTGACCCAGTGCTCGCACAGGGCTACCGCGACCTAGCCAACGATTTGAGCCGCAAGGCTCGGAAAGGGCGTAACGCCTAATGGAAGCTGTAAAAGCCTCTGACCTTTTCGCCGATGTTACCTCGGCTAAAAAGGCTGCTCAGCGTCATGAGGAATTCCTCGACACGCTAAACAAGTCATTCGCTAACCCTTCGACCACCCCTGGACAGGCACCTGCTGCTGACCCATCGGCTGCCATCGAGGGCCTCATCGCAAACAAGTCCCTCACCCCTGAAGCTGTGGGCGCACTGAACTCGGCTCTCGCCGCTCAGCGCACCGCCTCGGCTGACATCGTTAAGGACTTGACCCTCACCAACCCACTCAGCACTTCGTTCGCTGCCTTCGACCTCGAAGCCCCAGCCAAGCTGCTGACCCCACGCCCTACCCCTATCCGCAACAAGATTGCGCGTAAGAAGGGTATCGGTACCTCGCACCGCATCAAGCGCATCACTGGTTACACTGGTACTGGCACTGGTGGTCAGGGCAACATCTGGCCTGGCATCACCGAGTCGACCACCAACACCTTTGGTTCGATCGCGTATGAGCGTGGCCCTAAGATCAGCTACACCGCTGAAGACGCTATCTTCGCCTACAACAGCTACTCGCTCAGCGACTCGGTTTCGTTCGATGCCAACTTCTCTGGCCTCGGCTACCAAGACCTGCGCCAGCTGTCGAGCACCTCGACCCTGTACGCAACCATGCTGATGGAAGAGCGCATGCT